TATCCAGAGCCTCTTTGTGTATAGGGTCAAGATTCTTTAAGTTGTACATTAGCCAATGTATTTACGAATGATATTCGCAGCCATCTTCTTATCCACACGATTAGGATAATTCTCATTGAGCATCTTCATAAGAGAACCAAAGTCCTTGGTGCCGTTCCTCACAGCACTATCAATGATCATAGTCAACTCAACACTTGACATGGTCTTACAGATGTAGTCCTCAAGATACTCCTTTTCCTCAGCATTGCCACATTCGATAGCAGCATCGTAAAGTTTCTTGATAGTCTTATAGATGTCCTGCTCTGTGATAGGAGAGTTCTGGTTTGGACGCCTATCAAGTTCTCCAAGAAGAACCCCAAGGAGATTATAAATGGTTTTGTTTGTTCTGTTAGCGAGACGCTCCTGGCGAATCTCGTTTGTATTCTTAAATGTCTTCATGATATTAAATACTAAAAAAAGACCTTACATTTAGTAAGATCTTTAATGTCTATCCAAACCATCCTTCCAAGCATCCTCATCAACCCATGGTTTGTCATCTATCCAATATCCTTTTCCAAAGCACGACCTAATAGCAGTCCATACAAGTTCAAACCCTTTATAGACCGCAGTAATAGCGCGCCTGTTGAAATACTCAGCGGATTGTCCGTTTCTATTTTTAATTATTGGCATTAGTCTTCTTCGTAGATATGATAAATTTTATCTTCGTCAATAAGTCCGCGATCTACTAAACGATCATATTCTGTTTGGGTTAAGAACACATCACGATCGAACATATCAAGTAACACACCCTGAAGTATATTACCAGTAATCAATCGAGAATCGTTGGTTTTGATTGTATTTATTATTTCTTGTCTTATATTGCTATTCATGTATAAATAATAAAAGACTGTCCGTAGACAGTCTCAATTGATAAATAAATAGAAGCCAATGATATGACTTATGACTAACAATGGAGAGCCATATCTCGGAACTCCCCGAGTGTCACATGGTGATTAAAGATAGAATCTTTCTTACCCTTAGTGATAACTGCTACAGCGTCATGAGAATGGAGACTCTCGCGATGAGAACAAATAACCTTGAAGTCAGTTACATTAGGCATATTGTTAAGGGAGTTCTTCAACATCCTAACAGCATCCTCAACAAACTTTGTCTGTGCTCCGTTTTTCTCTGCAAATGCCTGTTCATCGGGGCGCTTACAGAACACCAATGTCTCAGTAGTAAGTGTGTCCTGACATACCTTAATAAGATCTTCAAGCCACACCATATCAGTAAACTCAATACCGATCCTAGCAATACTTCTTTGACTATGTGGAATACCATAAACACCTCTCTCAAGTGCCGCGTGCTGACTCAATTCAGTACTACAAGGACATGCACTACTGTAAATGAAATCCAACCACATAATCTTCTTGAACTCACCATTGGCATCCAAGTTAGTATCAAACACTACATGATAGTACTGATAACCACCTTCCGGAGTTCCATCGTCCTTTACTGAACGAAGAGCTGGTTGCCAAATGTGATAGTCAAACTCCATAAGGATGTGAGCATCGAATTGCTTGAGGTCCTTCTGATAGTTCTTCAAGACCTCTTCGAGCTTGTTGATGTCGAATATATCATCCTTGCTCTTATAAGCAGAACGGAGAATCCTGCTCATATTGATTCCTCTGTTCACACTCTCCAGTGATACTGTACCAGTGAATCCCGCTTTCACTTCCTGTACACCTCCATTCTTCTCCCGAATCTTAATCGGCATATGGAAATTGTGAATGCCCACAAAGTCGATAGGCATACCATCAAATTCTCCATTCTGGAGATCCGGCATCGAATCGAGATATTCTTGCGAGGGAACAAACCCCTCATCATAAGACCTTTTAAGGTCGATTACTTTTACGTCTTTGTTCATGATAAAATATATTGAATAGTGACAGATAATTAAATTTTTAAAATGAAGCGATTTAAAAGAGAGAAAAAGAAAAGATGACCATTTAGTCATCTTTTCAATTTGAATTAAAAATACGCGAGTTTTAATAGCAATAATCTAAGATTAAGCAGCATCTGTATCTGTCCACCAGTCTGACTTGAACTTAACTTCGAGCTCAAGAGCGTCAAGAGTCTCGTAGTTGTATTCATCTGGTCCAGAGATCGAATCAGCAAGCATAACATCTTTGAAGATTACATCTTCGTAAACGTCACCTGCACGGTTAGCGATCTTAACTCTCAACCAGTCTGCGCAGTAGTCCTTCTTCAATGCCTTCTCACCAGTGTTGATATCGTAACCGAGTCTTGACCAAGCCTTGAAGAGCTTGTAGATGAAGTTGTCAGTTCCGTTACGAAGATTAAGAGAGAACTTAACAGTGATCTCTGCACTAGTGTCGTCTACACCGGGCTGGATGTAGGTACGTACAGTACCCATAAATTTCTGTTGACCTGTAGTAGCAGTCTTATGAAGAGCAGCAAGACCTGAGATACTAAGGACGTGCTCTGTAATCAATGCCTCGTCTTGACCAAAATCTGCACGAAGTGCCTCTGGAAGAGTGAAATACACTTCGAATAGATTACTATGAGCCGGATCCCACTTATTAACACCGGCTTGTGAATTAGTTATATGAGGTAAAGCCATATTCTTTTTATTTATTTACTCTAATAATAATACATTTGACCAAACTAAATAAAGCAATCTGATTTGTTAAATATAATCATAAACAGAACTCAAATAGTTGGATTAATATAATGGAAGGTGAGGTAATGGAAATGGTCTTCACTATCCCAGGTAAACATAGGCCGAGGATGATGAAGGTAGAAGGATGCAAACGGCTTCTGGATGGATTTGCTGCTGTATTAAAGAAATATCCAGATGCTGAATTCATTTCATTCAATGGTCATTTATATAAAACCCAAGCATAAAAAAAGGAATCCTGACGGATTCCTTTTTCATTTAATTTTTGGTTCAAATTAGATGATGTAAGCACCATCTGCATCAACCATGAAGGTCAAGTAGTTCTGCTCGCAGTGGAAACCAGCGTCCACGATAGCGAAGCGGCTGTTTACAAGGAGCTTAGGAGCCATAGTTCCTTCAACGATGGTCTGAACAGTGTCAGCAAGGATGTAAGGCATGAAGATCACACCAGGGGTGTTACCGTCACTCTTACGACCTACGCAAATACGAGTGTCGTCCCAAGTCATGAAAGGATCAACGTAAACAGAAAGACCAAGAAGAGTACCTGCGAAGTAAAGTGAACGGGAACCATCCTGAACAAGATCGTTCTGTGCAGGAGCGATTACGAAGCCAGCGCAATCCTGAAGAGCAGAAAGGATCTGAGTATTGGTTACAATCCAGTTACCACGACCGAAACGAGAAACGTTAGCGATGATGTTTGCGGCAGCAAGAACACGGCTAGCGATTCTACGCTGATGTGTGTAGGTGTTCTCAGCAGAGGTGTTCTGAGTAGCGTTCTTTACATTACCCCAGTTCTGAGCAGCGTTCTGGTCGTCAATACCAACGAACTTGCTAGCAGCACCGAAAGCTGAAAGAGCCTTCTCAGCGTTAAGAGTAGAACCAAAGTAGAGGTTAAGGTCGAGACCCTGATACTCCTTCTGGATCTTAGCGTTAGTTACACCGAGCTTGAATACACGATCAAGAATACGGTTGTTGATACCCTGAGAGATCTCGTTCTGCATTGCCTGAAGAACCTTACCGATCACGTCAACACCGTAAAGAGGCATATCCTGAAGTTGCTGACGAGTTACAGCACCAGTTACCTCGAAGCCGCCCATCTGAACGAGCTTGGTGAACATACGAGCACCGATAGTGTTACCAACACCAGTCTCATTCTGTGCACGAGTCATAGGATCATCAGAACCATCGTAGAAGTTAGCGAAGCCCTGGATGTGATCAGCAGCACCAGATACAAGATCAGGAGTTACAAGCTGAGCGGTCTGAGTTCCGAGAACTGCAGCAGCAGCAGTAGATGAAAGGGTAACAGCAGATGCGAATACATCAGCGATAGAGGTGTTAGCGTCGCCGCAAGAAACAACCTTCATGATGATGCTGTTGTCAATACGAGAGAATCCAAGGAAAGTACCATTGAATACCTTAGGAGTGGTATCACTATTGGTGAAGACTAAGTCGTTACCCTTCACGAAGTCCTTCTTAGACTTACCATCAGCATAAACAACATTGTAACGAACCTTGATGTAGATAGGCTTGTTAGCGTCACCAGCACCCTTACCATCATAAACGGTCTCATTGATCTTACCGAGCTTACCACCAGCATATGGGAAGTCCATATATGAGAGCATAGCCCAAGGACCATTTGAAGGAATAACAGGAACGAGCTCGAAACCGATAGTCTGAGCAGCTACCTCAAGAGCCATGGTGAGGGTAGACATAGGAATGTCACCAGAACCAACCTTGTAGTTAGCGTTGTGGAAATCAGCACCAGTGTTGCCGATACCAGTACCCTGACCACCATTGTTGTAACCTACACCCTGAGGGAAGAGAGGGTTACCCATACCAAGGGTGTTAAGAGGAGTAGCGTAGATACCTGCAGAAGGATCACCGTTCTGGAGAGCCTCATATACTGAGTGGTTCTGTGCATACTGGGACATCCAACCGAGCTTCTCAGCGCTCTTTACATGGAGTTCCTCTGTAATGATCTGTGACCATTTCTGTGAATTTTCAGTTGAAAACATGTTTTTAATTAGTTTATTTAGATTTATTTAATGTTTTTAATGTTATGACAAAATAATAGACGCTAACATTGTGAAATGTTAACGTCTTGATTATTAATTGATTAGAATGTTAATTCCACTGCATAGCTTCATATAAAGTATCGGACCAACGCGAAAGTGTCTGTAAAATATTGAGTTTATGACCAGATGTATCCTCATAAATGATATAGTTGAATGATACGATCAAATCCTCAATCACACTCTGTGCAATCTCCTGAGCAGAACTCTTATTACCGAGACATCTGCA